AGGTGCATGGCTGTGTCGATGCCTAAGAAACGATATGTTTTTGTAGTCATGTTATTGATTGATTTTGATGATTACGATACCGGAGCCGCCTGCGCCACTTGTTGTAGTTCTGTTACCACCCCCGCCGCCTCCGCTATTTGTAGAGCCAGCAGTTGCGGCTACACTCGGGCTTGATGTTGCGCCTCTACCACCGCCGCCTGTCCCACCTGATGCAACAGTAGAACTTGTTTGGGTCGCCCCTCCGCCGCCACCGGCAAAATAGTCTCCGGACCCAGAACTAGAGTCACCACTTTTACCGTATCCATTAGCAAAACTCGGTCCTAAAGATCCCGTTCCGCCATTACCGCCAACACTTCCAGTACCGGCAGAACCAATCCCGCCTGCTCCACCGCCACCGCCTGATCCTGCGTTTGACGGGCCTCCAGCGCCACCAGCAAACCCCTGTGGAGCCGTACCAGAACCTGCCGTTCCTGCCGCTTGATTACCAGCACATGCCCCGCCACCTCCAGAGCCGCCTGTTACACCGTTCATGATTCCTGCTGCGGCCCCCGAAAAAGAATATGCCCCGCCGCCACCACCACCATCAGATGTAACCAAAGATCCTATTGAAGAGGAGCTTCCTGTAGTTCCTTTTGCGTCTGTGTTGCTCGGCCCTCCACCACCAACTGTGATGGTATAAACACCATCAGAATTGGGCCCGCCAGTAGAAGAAACGCTTAGCCCTGTACCAGTTCTCAAACCCCCGGCGCCGCCGCCAGCGCCAATAAAACTACCGCCACCACCCCCACCACCGCCTACCACAAGGTAGTCAACCGAGGTCACACCCGTAGGACATTTCCACGTAGTCGTGCCTTTGAATACGAAGACCGTTTGTGATGGTACGGTGTACTTTAGGATGACGATACCGGAGCCGCCTTGACCTCCTACGGATGCACTATAAGCTGGCGATCCTTGACCACCACCACCACCGCCGCCACCTGTAAACGCAGTTCCAGCAGTTCCTGCACCAGATCCTGTGGTAGCACTACTACCATCACCACCGCCACCCTTTTGAGATGCTGGTGAAGAAACTCCGCCACCTAGACCGGCAGTGCCACCTACAATACCGCCACCCCCTCCACCTGCATAATAAATCGTTGAACCTGTTATTGCTGAAGTTCCAGCAACGCCACCATTTCCTGCTGTTGAACCAGATCCAGTTACTCCAGCACCACCTGCCCCTCCACCGCCACCGGCAGCATACGGAACAGATCCTGATGAACCTCCTCCAGCATAACCTTGACCAGCAGGAGATGCAGGTCCACCACCGCCACCTGCAAGACCACCACCTCCAGACCCACCAGAATTTCCAGCCTTATTAGCCGGTAAATAACCACTCGCGCCACCGCCGCCAGTAGCCGTAATTGTTGTGAATGGGGACGGCCCCGCAATAGATGATGGATCTCCATTACCCCCTGTATTAGCAGCATTAGACGGAGAACCTCCAGCCCCACCACCTCCGACAGTAATGGTGTAATCACCCGCGCTTACCGTAGCCGTTCCAGTAACAAAGCCGCCTGCTCCGCCACCGCCGCCGTAAGAGCCACCACCACCGCCTCCTCCAGCTATCACCAAATAATCAACACTCGTCACATTAGCAGGGCAAGTCCACGTTGAGGTAGCCGTAAAGGTTTGGACGACAATATAACCACCAGATAGAGGCCAGATGCCTTGACGTTTAGCGATCATCTGCTCCATCAGTGACCAAACACCTTTAGCAGAACCTGTTGTTGGTATGTTTGCAGGGCCTATTACCCCGCCGTTACCTCTTGGCATGGTGACTCCTAGCTAATATCTTCGTAGCTGCAAACAATCTTCAAATCGCTTGCTGTGCCAGCCGTAGCACCTAGTGATGTATTTTCCTCAAGATACACATAAGCATCTTTGTCAATAACCACAAGTGTAGCATCTGCTGGTACTGTAACCGTAGAAGCAATCGGTGTTGCTGTACCACCTAATGAAGCAGCAGAATAATAGTTAATCGTAATTTCTGCATTACTTGTACCATCTACGTTAGCAACATACAAAGCATTAATTTTTAATACTTTACCAGATGATGCTGCATTACTAAGAATTGACGTAGCTGATGTTGAACTTAAATCAACAGTGACTGTTTTACCAACAATGGTTGTTGGTGAAAGTAAATTAGGAGCTGCCATATTTATCCCTATCCAAAAATCATTGCTGCTGTAACTGGACTAAAACCACTACCGCCACCACCGCCTGAAATAGTTACTGTAACTGCACTACCAACCGCTGTTGCAGTCACACCAGAACCAACAAAGTTAAAGGAAGATACTGCTGATGTAATCTGTGTTCCTTCATCACTTACAGGAATTGTTGCTGATGCGGTTGGTGTTGCCCATGTCCCATCACCACGCCAAAATGTTGTTGAAGAAGCTGATGTTCCTGAGTTAAGATTTCCTACAGGAAGATTACCAGTAACACCAGTAGATAACGGAAGTCCAGTAGCATTTGTTAGTGTTGCTGAAGTTGGTGTACCTAGAGCACCGCCATTAACAACAAAAGCACCTGAGCTACCTGTGTTAACACCTAAAGCAGTAACAACACCAGTCCCTGTGGTTAGGTTAGTAAAACCACCTGTACCATTACTGGCTAAAAGTTGATTAGCTGTTCCTGTTGTTGGGGGAGCGTAATCAGTTGATGCTGTAGCTGTTGTAAAACCAGTTCCAGTACCTTTTAGTATACCATTTAATGTTGTGCTAACTGCTAAAGTACCTGATGTTGTTACTGGTGATCCTGTTACAGAAAAACCAGATGGCATTGTTAAAGCCACACTTGTAACTGTACCAGAACCACCGCCACCTGTGCCATTAGAGGCTGCTGTGATACGACCTTGTGCATCAACAGTAATGTTAGCACTGGTATAGGAACCTGCTGTTACGGCTGTGTTAGCTAAGTTAATAGTTCTGTTAGCGGACAAATCACCACCACCAGATAACCCAGTACCAGCAGTGATTGTTGTTGCTGTCGTTACACCATCAGTAATCCCATAACCAGAAATGGTTGTTGGGGTAGAAGTTATTTTAGACCATGCTAATGATGTTATCCAAGCAGGGTTACTATAGCTACCTGATGTTGACGCATAACCAGCGGAGGCATGATTACCCCATCCGTATGCTGTGTTCCAATTACTTATGTTTGTTGATGTGATGCCACTAGCAGCACTGGCAGTAAACACTGGATCTGTTTCTGATGTTAGATACGTTGATGTATCTAATGTCCATGTGTTAGCGGCTGTTTTCTTAAGAAACCCTGATGTACCACTTAAGGCAGCAATGGCAGTTAAATCGCCATCTAACGGTTGATATGTTGTTGCTGCTGTTGCTGATGTTAAATAACCTGCTGAAGCATGGTTACCCCATCCATAAGCGTCATCCCAGTTAGACTGCTTAACTGTGGTTGGTATAGCATAACCAGCTGTGTACGATACTGCTAACGTACCTGCTGATGTTACTGGAGAACCTGTTACAGTTAATCCAGTAGGCACTGACATCGCTACTGACGTTACTGAACCAGAGGCAGCTAAGTTAGCAATACTTTGTACGGTTGTTTTGTAAGTAACACCACTTTGTACAACAGGAACTACTTCAGTACCTGATAGTGGTGTTGTTGCGTTTGATAGAGCTGATATCTTTACGTCAGCCATGTCTACTCCATGATAATGTAATCACCAGACTCTGTTGTCAAGCGATCACCATTTTCTGTTGTTAAGTAATTAACCTGATCTAACCAAGCCTGTAAGTATGCAAACGGAGCTTTACGCCATTCACCATCTTGTTTGACAACAAAGTAATCTGGTTGAGGGAACTGTCCAGCAGTTGGTAAACCATCTAAGCTAAAGTTCTGTGTGTTTGAAACATAGATAGAATCTGCTTTAGATGGTATGGTAGGCATTTCACCAGCACTAACATCAATGCCATTAGATAACCTAAGAACCAGTGAATTATCCATGTCGATGTAAGCATCAACAACGGATACCCCTGGCTTACCATCTTTACCGTCCTTACCATCAACACCATCTCTACCGTCTTTACCATCTCTTCCAGGTAAACCATCTTTACCTGCATCACCTTTTGGACCTTGTAGCCCTTGTTCTCCTTGTGGTCCTTGCAGTTTTTTGATGGTATCTGCTTTGGAATCAAGTTCAGATACCTTCTTCTTTAACTTACCAACAACTGAAGCTAGTTGTAGTAGCTTTTCCTCATCCATGATTACTCACCAAGAGCATCAGTAAACTGCTTATCTACTTGCTTTTTAGCCTCCATTTGCATCTTGGCGATGTTTTCATTGCTTTTGATATCTTCTTCCTTCAACATTAACTCAGCAATCTTGATTCTGCGTTGGAATTCACGCTCTGCTGAGTCATCATTGTTAGGAAGGTTCTGAGTGGCTGCATTAACGATCTTAGCTCTTACCTCTTCAGGCATTAACTGAGCCTCTATAGACGCTTTCTGAGCCTCTGCTGCTGCTTTCTGTGCTCTAGCTTGCTTTTCCTGCACAGTTGCTTGTGCATCCGCTAATTGAAGCTGTGTAGCTTGTTGTTGAGCCTGTTGTTGCTCAGGATTTGGCTGTGTTAGCTGCTGAAGTTGCTGTAAAAGGCTTTCACGGTTAGGTAACGATGAGTATTCAACAATACCTTGCAGTAACAAAGGTACGATAGGACTATTTGGCCCTAACGTAGACATCATTGCCATCATTTGAGCCTGTTCAAACTCTCTAGCAACCATTCCTAACGTACCGGACGGTATAAACTCAAAGTCCTGTACTGGATAACGGTCAGGAGCAAACTGCATATACCGCCACGCAGCCTTTTGAACGAACGGAATAAGGAAATCTTCTTGGAAATTGACTAATGCTCTCTTGTTTTTCTTGATGATACCGCTAACAGCCATCGCTAATCCTGCTGCTGCTGCATCACCACCGCTTACTTGAGCAGGTAAGTTCGCTGTATCTAGCGTACCTGTTGCTTGTAGCATCATTCTTTCGAACAATTGAGCTGTTTCTATGTTTGTTTTGTCAGTAACACCAAACTTAAAGGGTTGTAAGATCTCTTGTGGGTTACCATTAACCATGATAGTCTTACCAGGACGTATCTCAAACTTCTGTCCACGAGGTAATCTAGAGGCATCTACAGCCATCATAGGTGCTGTTGTAAGCCCTAAAGAGTCTACATGACTACGAATCTGTGCATCAACAGCCTTTTGCATGTTGTATGCTTTCTCAGCAGTTCCTCTACCCCAGAAACGACCAGGAACACTATCAGCTTGGTAAGCAACGATAGGTCTATCCTGCATCATGAAGGGGTTTTCTTCTGATTTTAACAGTGATTCACCGTTAGCGATGACGATCAACGCCTCAACCATGTCAGAATACAGCTCTTCTTCTTCAGAAGTAACCTCATCTGGGTTCTCTAACAACCGTTTAGGTACTAAACCATAGTAACGTAACAGTAGTACTTTATCGTTCTGATAGTAAGTTAAGTCTTGTGTAGGTTCTAAGTCAGTATCAACAGCAGCATCTCCAACACTAACTTGTCTGTAAACACCATCTTCCATACCTTTAATGACGGTATGTCTACCTACATATTCTTCTACAGCACAGCCTAAAGCATCAGCAATGTTAGCTGCGTTAGGATCAATAAGAAAGTTTCTAGGGTTAATAGGTTTTAAGTCTACGGACACACGAACAGAAGACTGTACACCGATCATGCTCAGTCCTGGGTTCGCTGAAGGCTGTGTAGAAGGCTTTAGTTGCTTCTTTTGCTTAACAATAAGTTCACCAATACCAGTACCGTAGATCTCAGCTAAGGTCATGACATTACCAATCTGCTTCCTGATTCGATCTTTCTTAAAGTCTTCAGTTAGCCTGGTACGCATGATCTCAATGTCTGCTTTGTTTTGATCTTCGCTATCATCAACGATATCAAAGAACACACCTTTAGCGAACACTGCTTCTTCCATGTCTGATTGTTTGTTGTCTACAGCCTGTTGTAGTGCAGGACTGATAAGCTTTGATCGCTCTGAAGACCTAGTTTTATCTTCATCAGCCCAAAGACCACGCCATAGACGTTCATATTCATCCCAACGATCTAGGTAGTTCTCATCACGATGGTCTCGCCATTGGTTACAGCGATCCATGACAAAAGCTACTAGAGCATTTTGAGGAGTTAGTTCAGAATCAAATTTCATTGTTAGTATCCTGCAACAGGGTCTAGGATTTCATACTCTTCTTCATCCAAGTTCTGATTCCAATCTGCAACCTGGATTTGGTCAATGTAACTTACAGCATCAATCAAGTCATCATGCGTCTTTGAATCAGGGAACTGCATAAGCTGATCAATGAACTTGTTATTCCAGTCTGCTTCATTCAACACAATCCTACCGTGTTCGAACCGTCCTTGTAATGACCAAACAATCCTATCTGTTTTCTTCTTGTTACCATGTGTTAACTCTTCAATACGAGGATAGTAATTTAATCTCCTCATCAGATCATTCATGTAAGGCATCACTGCATTCTTCAGTGCACCTTTCTCAATCCCTACAGCATTAACTCTGTAGTCCTTAGCAGCCTTTAGAATCCTTACTGCTGTTTCTCGGACATCCCATCTACCATATTGAATGTCAGCAACCCACCAGCCTTTAGTGTTAACCTTAACAATAGCTATCGCTGTTTCATCCAACTTAGAATTCTTCGCTTTGTTCGTCTGAGATGAATCCGTAAAACCACATAGATCCACCGCAATGAAGTAGTTACCATCTTCAGGTTCTTCATCACTGACTTTAATCCATTCATCTTTGAAGATCTCCGACTGTGCTGCTTCAAAGGAAGCCATGAACTCTTGTCTGAAAGCAAAGCTAGACATTGATCCTCTAGCAGCTTCAATCTCTTCAGGATCTAACAACGGATTATCAAAGCTGGTAAAGTGCCATGACTTGTAATGCTCATCCTTACCAGTATCACCTAACTTAAATAGTTCATAGAAATGGTTTCTACCCATTGGTGTACCTATGAACATTGCTCTACCCTTCTGATCCGCTAAAGCAGGTCTAAGGATTTGTTCGAACACTTGTGGTTTCATGTCTGCGTACTCATCCATCACTAAGTACTTAAGACTAACACCACGCATAGTCTCTGGTCTATCAGCACCCTTTAGTGAAATGATAGCGCCATTGACCAAGGTAATCTGCATGTTGTTGACGTGACTACCTTTGATAACTGGATGTCCTAGCTCTAACAGCGTAGTCCACATGATATCTCTAGCTTGTCCCTGCGTTGGTGCTACATACCAGACATGACCTTTATCAGTCTGTAGAGCCTCTATGATCAGTGTCCAAGCTGCTAACCTTG